GGATTCATAGACTCAATATCTGTACGAACAAGGAAATTCAAAATATATACAGTATTAGACATCACGTTTCTCCATATCATTTAACCTGTCTTCAATTCGGTTTCGATTGATAATCATAGCAATCCTCTAATTTTGGTGTCTAGCCCCGGACTCGAACCGGGAAGCGCCTGAGTTTGAATCAAGCAGGTATACCAATTCCCTTCAGCTAGACTTAATTGATCTGTTCCATTGTAAGAGAGTATCCAAATACTGCTCCAGTGTCAATGTATTTTGTGTTACCAGCAAATGTTGGCTCTGCTACTGGTGTGTGCCCATGATATGTCCGAAAAACGTTGGCACATTTCGGACGCATTGGGTCTTTGTTTGGATTTTTTGCATTATGCCAATTGATAACCTTACGAACTATCTCACGATTCCACACCATATCCATGTAGATTGATTCAGGTAGAGTTTCAATCTCTGCCCAATCTGAAGGTGGTTCTGCATGAGTGATACCAACATCACCCATAGAAGTTTCAACCGTGATTGCAAATGGCATCTTGTTGATACGATCAACCCATTTTCTCTTCGTGAGATCATCAATGGTTTTGATCCATTCACCGCCATTGATGAAATAGTTATCCAAGTCCCAAGTACTTTGTGCGGCACTAGCAAACATAAGCTCATGGTTACCCTTAACGGCATGAAACCAAGTCTCATCGAGCAATTCAAGACAACCAAGGCTATCAGGTCCACGATCAACAAGATCACCGACACTGAAAATACGATCAATATCTTTATCGAAGGAGACCTCTGCCATCTTTACCAAAAGCATATCTTTACAGCCATGAAGATCACCGATTACAAAGTCACGGCCATTTTCATTCAGTTCAAACTTTTGGTGTACTAATTTTCTATCAAAAAAATCATGTGTTAACATTTATAACTCCAATTATCAAAGTTCTAGAGACTATGCAGCCCCTAGAACCTTAATCTCAGCATGCCATTTACCGATAAAATCTCTCCAGCTTTCGTGTCGAATTTTGACAGGGAATTTCTTTCGAGAATCTACCATCTCCCAGTATGTTGGCGCGTAAAGACGAGCCTTTGGAACCCACTCACCAACAGGTTTCTTGTTGCCTTTACGATGGTTACAAGAATCACATGCAGCAACAATGTTTTCCCAAGTTGTCTCACCACCCATCCACTGTGGAATTACGTGGTCATAAGTTGTTGTCGAAATTGTAATAGGTCGCTCACAATAAGCACACAAACCATGATCCCTATAGAAGAGTGTTTTGCGCTTTAGAGCAACCGAAGTGTCTCTTACAAAACCTTCATTAGAATTTCGAGCAATCACTGCTGGCCAATTCATTTTAAGATTCTTTGTCTGAATTGCTCTATCGTATTCAGTCACCACATGGCAAGTGCCATTTAGTACCCTTGTGATAGCATCCTCAGCCGGAATGTCTTCAGGATCAGGGAAAATCTTCATTGGTTGGTATCCAGCATCAAGCACAAGAGTGCGTAATCCGATCAATCCTTTGTCCATAACTTCCCCCTTTCTTCTGTTTCTGTTTATACCTTAACCAGCATATCCCGCTCGTTTATTCAGCTACCGGTCCATTGTCACTTGTATTTATCCCGCAAAACCGGAATAATTTCATAAAATTTCTCTCCAGATTGAAGCTTATCGACACATTCATAAACACCTAAACTGTCGAAATCTTCGGTAAGCTGCACATTACACATACGGAAATACCTGATTGTGTCTTTTTGCTCTTGCAAAAACATGATGAAGTAACCCAAAAAGAGAAAAAACCAAAAAAACAAAACAGCAGCAACAAAACCATACAAAGAAATGTCTGGAAATCTCATCATTCAGCTCCTAAAATTTTCAACGCTTTGTTATACTTTTCAATAGCAGAAACCTTGTGAGGATAATTTTTGATCAAATCTGCCCGATTGTAAACCGTGTCTGCAATCTTCACGACAAGAGCATAATCATTAACTTTCACTCGATCAAGGTACTCCCAGTAATCGTCACCCTTCTCTTTACTGATAGCATCAACTGCTTCAACAATGAATTCAGGGAAGTTCTCACGAAGATCGTCTAGCGTTATTGGTGTATCTTCCACAACATCATGCAGAAGAGCAACCACAACATACTCACCGCCATATTGACGGACTGCATTAGCAACACCTCGCGGGTGAGTAATATAGGGAGAATTGTCCCAACGGGTTTGCCCCTTGTGAGCAGACTCAGCGATTTTATCAGCTAATTGAATTAGGTTTTCTTCGTACATAAGAACTCTTTCTTTGTTACCCTCTAAACATAGGGTATACAGATAATAATGTCAACACTAAAATGAAAATAGTGTAACCTCAACTGGTTACACTATTTAAGTGAATATCCGGTTACTATGTGAACAATTGATAAACCTTAAACATCGCAACGATCACACGCTATGGCGAAATAGTCAGGATCACGTTCTATGCCTACAAAGCGGCGGTTTGTGTTCTGACAAGCAACGCCTGTCGCTGTTCAGCGTCTTTCCCATTTAGGCCGCCATTTCGTCAGGCTTGGGAAAGCTCAGCAGCTGATCGCGGTAATAAGCATATTGCTTATCGCGCAGTTCAATCTCGCGGGGCAGGCCTTCGGTGGGGGATGTGGTCAGCGTGTCGAATTTGTCGAGGATTGCGACAATTCGGGCTTGTTCTTCTAGCGATTTTTCTGGGTTGTCGGGATACGGTACTGCAATCAACGTCTTCTTGATGTTGTCATTGTATAGACGCTTGATCACACCACCATCTGAAACGTGCCATTTCGCGATCTGGTAGAAGTAGAAAAGGTATTTGTTCAGAACTTTGCTCTCATCATTTTCGAGCCAAACGATGTTACTGTCTTGGAAATATGCCTCTTCACCATTAAATATCACTGTCCGACCGATTGTGCCGCTTGCAGATATCAAAACGTCACCAATCTTTGGATAACTATATTGTTTTCTGAACTTCTCGAATAGCTCTCTGGAAATAAAGGCATTTGGCTCTCGACCAAACGTCCCGATTTTGAAAAACGGGATGTCTCCCGCCTCTGATGTTTGGTTCTTCATCACTCGTTTGCACATGCGTACTTCACCAACCCAGCCGAGAGGCTTCCATGCCATGTTCCCAGAAGGGTGGCTTAGAAGCTGATCGCGGTAGTGGTTGTATTGCTTTTTGCGCTGGTTAAGTTCGGCGGTAAGTTCGGCGGTAAGTTCGGTGAAGGTATCGAGTATCCGGACAATCTCCCCCTGTATCGCCAGCGACTTCTCCGGATCATCGGGGAATGGGATGGGGACAGTGATCTGAACCAAATTCCCTTTCGTCAGTTTTGCCCGCTCTTTGCTCGACAAGAAAGGAAGGAAGTTGGTGGTCGTCAAACAGTGGAAAAGGAACCGCGTATCGACCGCGTCCGTTCCTCGCACAACGTGAACATGGTTGTTGGCCCAGAAATTACCGGAGACATATTGGATAGAGTAGTTTTCGAGATTTGCTGAACCATCCTCGGCGATGAGGACATATTCGCCGCTATGGGTGTGACCGTCAACGTAGTCCTGAATGTTGTTCGCACCGTAGTAGGGAATTTTTCCGGCTGCGCGCAAAGAGGCTTTGACCGGCCTGCGCGCGCTATTTGCGATCTCGAAAAAGTTGTCATGCCCCAAAGGCACCCACTCAACTTCAGCCCCATCTAGCAGCTTTTCCAAAAAGCTCGGTGCGCTCACGCGTGAATCTCCGCAATGATAGCATCGATGTCGATGCGTAGCTGATTGATCCGTTCCACCGTGGTGCTGATCTCCTTATTCAGCTCATCAATGTTGACGATCTCGCGCGTATCACGCGGCTCGACATAGGAACTGACCGAAAGGTTGTAGCCGCGCTCCACAATGGTCTCATAGGGCACTGAGGCGGCGACATGATCGACGTCTTCCTTCGTATCGAACATCTCCATTACATTGGCGATGTGATCGTCCGTCATCAGATTGGTTTTCGTGGCCTTCTTGAAAAACTCTTCGCCGCTGGCGTCGATGAATTGGATGGCCGTGTCGGTTTTGTTCTTAGCCAATACCAGTATCGTCACGGCGATGGTCGTGCCGTAAAAGAGGTTGGACGCAAGGGCGATCACCGTCTCGACGTAGTTGTTATCGACCAGATATTGGCGAATCTTCTTTTCCGCCCCGTCGCGATAGAAGATTCCCGGGAAGCAAACGATTGCCGCACGGCCCTTAGCAGACAGATAGCTCAGCGCATGGAGCACGAAAGCAAAATCGGCCTTAGATTTGGGTGCCAGCACACCAGCAGGGGCAAAGCGGTCGTCATTGATCAGCGTCGGATCATCCGAGCCGATCCACTTCACCGAATAGGGCGGGTTTGAAACAATGGCGTCAAAGGGCTTGTCGTCCTGAAAATACGGCTGGGTGAGCGTATCGCCTCGCTGGATGTTAAACTTGTCGTAGTTGATGTTGTGCAGTAACATGTTCATGCGGGCGAGGTTGTAGGTCGTGTGGTTGATCTCCTGCCCGAAGAAACCCTCTTCGATGATATGCGCGTCGAAGTGCTTCTTGGCTTGCAGTAGCAGGGAGCCGGAGCCGCAGGCCGGGTCGTAAATCTTGTTAACCTTTTCCTGCCCATGCATGGCGAGCTGGGCGATGAGCTTTGAGACATGTTGCGGGGTGAAAAACTCCCCGCCGGACTTGCCCGCATTGGCGGCGTAATTCGAGATCAGGAATTCGTAGGCATCGCCGAACAGGTCAATCTGGCTGTTGTGGAAGTCCCCGAAATCCAGCTCCGCAACGCGCTTCAGCACTTTCGCCACGCGGCTGTTCTTCTCCGTTACCGTATTCCCAAGCCGCGTGCTGGTTGTGTCGAAGTCGGCGAACAGGCCCTTGATGTCCAGCTCAGAGGGGTAGCCATTGGCGGAGGATTCGATTGCTGAAAAAGCCCCGGCCAGATCGGTGTTCAGGCTGTTATTCGTGTTGGCGTCTTTCGCCACATTGGCGAACAGCTGGCTGGGATAGATGAAATAGCCCTTGGTTTTAATGGCGTCATCCTTGATGTCATCGGTGACGACATTGTCGGGGAGGTCAGCATAATTGATGCTCTCGTCATCCGCCTCGATATAGGCAGCGAAATTCTCGCTGATAAAGCGATAGAAGAGCGTACCCAAGACATATTGCTTGAAGCCCCAACCATCGACCGCGCCGCGCACATCGTTCGCTATCGCCCAGATTAGCCGCTGTAACTCGGCGCGTTGCTCTTGGCCCGTCATATCTTCTTATCCTTCTTCGGGCTGGTCTCGCGGTTGATGTAACAAAGGCCAACACAGGAGATTGGTGTGAGTTTCATTTTGGTTTTCATATTCACTGTTTCATCCTCAATTGAATTTCAAAATTTCCTCAGTATACACCTGAAGATATTAAATTACAAGTTTTAATTTGGTACCCCCTAAGAGAATCGAACTCTTGTTTCTGGATTGAGAACCCAGCGTCCTAACCGCTAGACGAAGGGGGCAAGACGCCCATTTTTTCCCATAATTTGTAGCATGTATTTCTCTATTCAGAGCATCTTTTGGCGAAGTGCCACTCATTTTCAAAACAAAATACTGATACACATGCAACCATTCGTGAACAATTAAATAATTGTGACGTTCATGGGGCATTCCCTTAACCATCTGAATTCTAGCATATGCTGGTATCCAAGCATGAGAGTAACTAGCCTCATTACCCGATACATAAAACGGATTTTTCCCAACAAACTCATTGTATCGCTTTGAGTCTTTATCAAGATCACCTCTATCCACATATATCAGTGGAATGTCAAAGGATATCTCTTCAACCCCAAGCAAAAAAGCGGCGCATGAACGAGCTTCACTAGACGTTAGGTATTCATCTCCTAAGAGCCTATCATTAGTCTGTGCACATGCTGCAAGGGCAATGAGAAATAAAGCTGTTAGAAAGTTTCTCACTCTATCCTCTCACGATCTTCGCTCTGCGAAGATACTCATTACGGGGTTCATCTACCACATACTCCCAAGGAGCATTGGCGCTTTCAAAAGAGTATAGCAACTCTGCTAATTCATCAAGGGCTTTCTCAGCCGCTTCAATCAATATAATTCATGTGTTGATTAATGTCAAGATATTTTTGAAATAAAATTGGTGCCGGTAGAGGGAGTTGAACCCCCATGCTCTAAGAGCCGTGAATTTTAAGTCCACTGTGTATACCAATTCCAACCATACCGGCAATTTGGTAGGCGCACATGGAGTCGAACCATGCCGTGAACAGTCATCAACTGCCAATTAAGGGGATATAAGACCCTCCCGCACACCAGTGCTTACGCCCATTTTTGGTAGCTCCACACGGAATCGAACCGTGTCATCGTCCGCATGAAGGACAAGTCTACCCAGTAGCAGAGCCGTTATCAGAAACTATTTATAATCAAAATTAGAGGATGTTTCTCTTATAAGTATAGGTGTCGATCACGATGCACCAACATCTACCGACTCTAGAAACTTAGGGAGTTCCAGCTTATGATCTATTTATACAAGAAGACACACCTTGACACAGGACTAATGTATCTAGGTAAAACTATTAGTGACCCATTCATCTATAAAGGTTCTGGTCTTCATTGGAAGAGGCACTTAAAGTATCATGGAAATAGGGTTAAAACTGAAGTGCTACGAGAGTGCGTAGATGATGAAGAGATTTGTAAATGGGGCTTACACTACTCTAAAATATGGGATGTTGTCAAGTCAAATGAGTGGGCTAATCTGATCGAAGAGAATGGTAAAGGTGGTAGTGCTAAGGGTAGGAAAGTATCTGAAGAGACAAAGCGTAAAATATCAGAGTCTCATAAAGGTAAGAAAC